CCACCAAGACCAGCCATAAGTCCACCAAAGAGACCTTTAGTTTTCTTATCTGATTTTTCTGCGGCTTCTGTTACTGCGTCTGCAGCTTCACTACCTGAGGCACCTGCTTGTGCAGCATTACGTTTTGCCTCATCAATCATTGCTTGTTGATTGTCTGCTTGTGCGTCAGCGATTGCTTGATTTTCTTCCGCAACATCAATCATTGCGTCTTGATTTGCTATCTGTTCTTCAGCAAATTTTTGGGCGTCTATAAATGCGGATTTTATTTCAGTTAATTCTTTAATATTTCTACTAAACTGTAATGATAAAGACTGACCAAAAGACCTATTCTGTGATTTAGAGGTAGAAACAAAAACATCAGATAACGTTGACGTTTGATTTTCAATCGCCTCCGTGTTAGCGTTCTTATTTTCTTGCAGTCTAATTATTACGTCTTTAAAATCAGCCATAGTTTATTACTTCTTTTTACCTAATGCTTGAGCACCAAAAAAGGCTGCAACAATACCTGCAACAGCGATGAAATAAACACCTGCCATATCACCTAGTATTTTTGCACCTTGATCTAGTCCTGCAATTGTAGCACCAACTATTGCAATAGGATATAATAACATACCATATAACGAATACCATGCCATAGTTCTTTGTGCGTCTCTCATAGCGTCAGCGTCTTCTAATTCTTTACGCTTAAACTCCATGTACATTTCGTGTTCTTTATCAGACACTTTACCATCACCATTGGAATCTGCTGGGTGATAGTTTGTTACCTTTACTTCTTCTTCAGCCATGTTATCTCCTTCTACTTTGTGCCTCTCTCATTTTTTTGTTCTCTTCCTTTACATGTTCATTAAGTAAAGTCAAATAAACCTCACGCTCATAAGGCAACATATTTTCAATTTCAGTTAACGACCAATGGTGTAACTGTATCATCTTAAAATTCAAATCATAAAAGGTTTCAAGGTTTATATGCGAGAGGCATATTAAAAAAAACTTCGAAGACCTTGTAGTTTAACAGTACCCTTCTTTTTAGTTTTAGGGTGTGTTAGTTTTACATCATGTGTTAGTTTAGGCATACTAGCAAAAAACTTTTGTATAGCAGTAAATTGTGCTTGTGTTAAATTTTCTAGAAAATCGTTTATTTCTTTCTTACTTAAATCTTTTGCTTCATATGTTTCAACACCATCTACTATTTGATGAATACAATTAGCAGTTAAAGCAATTGTATCATCAGCAGTAAACTTTGCTAAATCCATACCTTGAAATGTCTTAACAGTAGGGTATCTCATAATGACACTAACATTATCAGTTAAACTAACTTGATTAGTATGGTCATCATCCATCTCTACTATTATTTTAGACAAATCAACCTCTGTTTGTACTTTTGTTTTTTCATCACCAGGAAAAGATAAGTTTAATTTAACTTTCTCACCTACTGATTTAGAACGTATCTTTAAAAAGATATATTCAATATCAAATGATGGTAACTGTTCTACATTTATTTTACCAAATGTACAGTTATCAACTATTTGTAGTATTGCGTCTGTTACTTCATCACCAGAACCTTCTTGTGCTTGAAGTAATATCTTTTCCTCTTTTACGAGGAAAGGACGATACTTTATTTTTTCATCTGTTGAAGGAATGTTCAACTCAAATGTTTGTGTATTTAATATAGGCAATGCCATAATTTATCTCCTTTATATACTAAAATGTAAATGGTGGAAATATCTTACCACCAAATACCTTACCAATTGGAATAGAACGTCTTAATTGATTTATAACGCCTCTTCCTGTTCTTCTTAATTCAGGTGGAAATCCAGATAAGAATCCGCCACCAGGTTTTACAACACCAGAAGATAGTCCACCTACCTTACCTGTGCTGTCAACATCTAAATCAAAGTTTAGCCAATCTCTATATGAGAAAGTTACGTTAATCGCAACGTATTGATTGTTACCACCACTATCATATTGTACATCACCAATTACTGATGGAAAACACTCTCTCATTCTTACACCATATGTCACACTATCTCTATCATTCAAACTATCAAATTGACCTAATTGAAATATGTCTATGTTGCTGATGTAATTGTCATAGAAGTTAAACATACCATTTAGATTGTCATACATGGTAGATTGCCAAACTTCAAAAAACTGTCTTAATCTTAAAAACTTATCACCAATAAATGTTGCAGTTACATCGCTGTATTGTACACTTGTTGGATACTTATAAGGGGCACCTGCAATACGATATGGTGCTGTAGTAAATGTTCTTGCTGGCATAGTGATATTAGTACACATCAAAGTTATTTGTTGTCCTAAATCTCTCTCATACTGTAATCTGGTTGTTTTGGCAGTAGTTCTTTGACCAGCAGGCCCTTCACCTGCTTCTGCTATGTTAGAGGTTGCGATATTTCTATCTTCTAATGCTTGTCTAAGCACATCATTTTTTGGTAGATTTATATTTACTAAAAAACGAGTATTACGTGCCACACCCTCAGCCTTGGCTATTGCTGATCTAAGACGATTAAGTGTTGTTTCTGGATTTGCTCTTTGTTTTAATCTAGGATCACCAGGTATATTATCATACTCTCTACCTCTAGGTAACCCTATTCTTATATCAAATGGTCCTACTCTTTTTCCGCCTCTAAATATTGCCATTATATCTTTCTCCTACTATCACGCCATACTTGACTTGCACTTGCTTTTCTAAACTGTGCCACTGGCATAAAGATTGCAGGTGCATAATCATCTTCTTCCAGTTCTAAAAAACCACTAACGAATTGTCTTCGTAGATAGTGTTTGATTGTTGGTTTAACTTCTCTAATATTTTTAAGTTTGCTATAGTTACCTCTAAAACCTCTCTTATCCAATGTCTCTAATAATCTCATACGAAGTGGTATGGGTAAGTAATGAAAGTTAATACCTAAAAAACCACCTGGTGCTGATTGTATTGGCATGACAAGTGGAAACGTATCATAGTATGGTAATGTTGCTTTAAGTTTAGGATCATATCTAAAGAAGTGTAATTTATTAAATGTAGGTGCTTTCTTTAATTTATTATCACGCATAAGACGAGCTGCAGATATTCTGTTTGATAAGTCTGCTACCTTTTTCTTATACCAATTGATAGATAAATCCCTATCACCTGCCGCTTGTCTAATTGTATCAAATATACTTGCCATCCAACTATTTATCTAAATAATTAGAATGAGAAAAATAAAAAGAATTTCTAATAGAATCCTGGTACAAGGTAAGTTTAGACCAAAGAATCCGTCAAAATATAAGGGTGATCCTACGAATATTATTTATCGTAGTTCATGGGAATTGACTGTGTTCAAGTATCTTGACACTAATTCATCAATACTCAAATGGGCAAGTGAAGAAATGTTTGTACCATATCGTCATCCACTTACGAATAGAATAAGTCGATACTTTCCAGACTGTTGGTTACGATACAGAAACAATAAGGGTGAGATTATAGAAACTGTATGGGAAATCAAACCAAAGAAACACACCATACCACCTACTGTACCAAAACGCAAGACTAAAACATGGAAGTATAATGCAGAGCAATATGTAATCAATGACGCCAAGTGGAAAGCATGTAAAAAGTATTGTGATAAAAAAGGTTATGGGTTTCAAATAATCACGGAAGATATACTTAAACATTGGTCAACAATACCTCCACTATAACACATAAATAGTCTTATGGCAAGTATTGCAGATAGACTAATAAACAAACTGGTAGGTGGGGTACTAAACAGAAGCGCAACTAATGTGGCGTCATCCGCACCTATTCGTAATAATAGAGGAAAAGAATTTTCTAATTCAGATCCTCTTGCTACATCAAATGAAAATCAATACTCATATGGCTCACTACGATATCCTTTAGATTTAGGCACTACGGAAGAGTTTGGCCATTATATGTTATTTCATATATTTGAGCGTACCAACTCAAAGTATCATGGTCCACAAGAGGTAGAAGAAACTATTGCTGCAGGCACACCTTTTCAAAGAACAGAAACAAAGACAATTGACAAAGCAAGTTTACAATTTAGTCAAGGTGTAGTGCGTCAAGAAGATGATGATAGCATTGCTAACATATTTAAAAGACAAGATGATAGTTTATCAAAAAGTATAAGTGGTGGCTTGCGTAAGAGTGGTAGACTAAAACGAACAAAAGATACAATTGCTTTGTATATGCCAAATGGTTTAAAAGCAGAATATAGTGCTAATTATAAAAACAGCGAGTTAGGCATGGCAGGTGTTCTTGCACCAGACTTGGCTGGCGTATCAAGTATTGATCAATTAGTGTCACAATTAAAAGCTGCAGGTACTGGTGCTGCAGTACGAGACACAATTGCAGACGCTCTGGCTGTA